ATGCTAAATGTAAGGTTTGATTCAGAAAAGGCTTTAGAGGCCATTCTGTACGTCGCCTCTAAAGCACCGATCCCAGATATCTATCATGTCGGAAAAATTCTTTATTATGCTGACAGGTTTCACCTTGAAAGTTTTGGACGCCTCATAACGGGCGATCACTATAACGCTATGAAGGATGGGCCTGTAGCAAGCAACACATACGATATTATAAAAATTGCTCGTGGAGATGGACGTTACATTCCTAATGGTTGTGATGTCGATTCTGTGCGAAAAGCATTTTCTGTATCAGGTATGACGATTGTGCCGAGCCGTGAAGCTGATGAAGACTTTTTTAGTGACTCAGATTTAGAGTGTATTGATAAGTCTATCGCGATGCTTGGAAACATGTCCTTTGAAGCTATCAGAACCATGAGCCATGACGCGGCATGGGAACAGGCAGATCACAATGGTGAGATGTCTTTGGAATCGATAGTTGCACAGCTAAAAAATAGCAAATTAATACTGGATTATCTGAAGAACGGATATTGATACTTATGCTGGGTGATTGTTTCCCTCCTGATTTTAAGGCTAATTTTAGTCGTGAAAGAGGTATATCACCCGGTGATGTATTGTATCTTCATTGTGATTTTACGACCCCACCTAAAGTAAAATATATGGTGGTTGTTTGCTGTGAACCTCTTTTAGTTCTTCTAATAAATTCAGATATAAATGAATTTATTAAGAGAAACAATGATCTTATGGCTTGTCAGGTCGAAATTAATAGAGAGGACCATGATTTTCTTAAATGGGACTCATTTGTTAATTGCATTGAAGCTCATGCTGCTTTCGATCTTGAAATTATTAAAGAGAAAATAGCTATCCAATATGGTGACGTGCTAAAAGGTCGCATTACAGATCATTGTATGAGACAAGTTCGATGTGCAGTTGAGATATCTAAAACTATGGTTAAACGGCATAAAAAACTGATACTCGCTGCTCTTCAACATTATGAATAAACCCATCTTTGGATGGGTTTATTCATATTCTATTTAAATGAGCCTTTGTTTATGGGTTCTGACCCTTTCCCACTCAGCACGCCCTTCTTCTCGCCTTTTGTCTATGTATTCCGCAAGATCCTGAATATTGATGCAACGTTTTGCTTTTTGTGATGTGCCGATGCGATATGTTGGAACGGGCAACTTACAAGCGTTTGCTTTTGCTTCTGCTGTGGCTGGACTCATGCCAAAGTACTTTTGGCTAACTGCTGAGAGTTCAATATTAGGGGTATTGAATTCAGCCATCAGTAAAAACAAGGTGTTCATAATTTTCTCCATCAAAACCGGCTGCACCCGGGAAAATCATAATTCTGTGCTGGTGGCAGGAATTAATTTCTGCCAGATAGCGGAAACATATTTTGCCTGATGACGGGCATCGGCCAGGGCGTTGTGCCGTTCGCCATCGAAAGGCATGTCCATTTTGGGGTCGAATCCGATGGAACGCCCAAGCGTAACGATCGTGCGTACATCGTGGTCATTCCAGTATGCCCACGGGCAGATTTGTCCTGCTCGCTCATAAGCTCCACGTAAAATTACGTTGTCGAAGGTGGCCCCGTTACCCCAGACTTTTAAATATTTCGTATTGGCTGCGTGCCGGTTAATGAAATGATTTAGTTCTGAGAGAGCATCGCTGATCGACAAAGTATCATCAATACAGATTGCAGCTCGCGCTTCAGGGCTTTGTTTCAACCACCACAGGATGGTATCGCCGTCAGGTGTAGCTCCTTGCTTCATAGCACTGTCTAGGCTGACAACCGCATAGAATTCTTGTCCGATGTCTCCGGTTTCTGGAGTGAAGAACACCGCGCCAATGGAAACGATCGGTGCATCCTTATTTTTCCCCATCGTCTCAAGGTCGATCATTAAGTTGTTCATCACTTCACCTCCTGCGGCGGTTCTGGTAGAGGCATCCAATTGATTACATCGCATTTAGGGATGCTGATATCATCACCAAGCCACCCTTGACCTTCAGACCAGCATTGCACGTAATACCCGTATTCTGTGTTCACTACGCACCACTGCGCGTCGTTCGGCATTCGATCACTACAGCTTATCCAACTATCCGGAGTTCCCGGATAGTTGCCATTTACATCGAAGTTTGGCTCTGCGTCCTGAACCAGGAGGATGTAACCATTCTTGGCAGTATCAAGTTCTAACGCCTCGGTGACGGTGCCGAAATAGCGATTACCTAAATCAGCATCACAAGTGCTTACATCAATGGAAACCTCCATGCCTTCGATTAATTCTGGCAAGTTGTAAGTTTGGCTTACAGGTTCTGCTCCCAGCGATGCCAGTGCAATCCGTGCCAGTTCCATTTGTTCGCCACGGGTAAGCCCGTTATCAAGCGGATTTTTAATGAATAATTCGATACGTTCTTTGGTAATAGTGGTCATAGCTATTTCACCTTAATCTCAACATTTCGCAGCTTTAGCTCTACTGGCAGGTCTGACTTTCCTGTTAATGCTAATGCGAGATTTTCTGGGGTAATGAGAGCAGTTATTGCTTTCCCCATTGCCAGACGAATAATTATTCGTATTTCGCGATCGTCACATGCTCCTGGTCGAACAATTGATATCTGTCCGTTCATCTCACTTTCCTTTGATGCGAATGCCAGCGGCACGGGAATCATTCCATCGCTTTACTTCTTCACGAATTACGTCAATGCATTCTTTCGAATCCATTAGGTAATCTTCATCAAAAAGCCTTTCCTGTTCGTTTTCTATCGCAACAATGATTGCTTCAACTAACTTTTGTGCCTGAGAACCACTTTCTAACTCTGCAATGCGCTTCTCTGCGGCTTCCAGCTTCTCGCGCATATCGTCAACGTACTCGACCAGAGATCCGCCAGCAGGAATTTCGCACTCCTCGACCAGTTGGAAGTAGATATCAGCTGCGGCCCGTGTGTTGCTATGCCTAGCGTCGCCCATCTCACCTTCACGAAGAGCATCGCGTTCGGCGGTAAGATTGGCTATTTTGCTGTCTTTGCCTTCAAGCTCAACGCGCAGCTTCCCTACCGTTAGCGCAATATCCTCGTTCTCCTGGTCACGGCGTTTGATGTATTGCTGGTTTCTTTCCCGTTCATCCAGCAGCGCCTGCACTACTTCAGGGTTGAAAGCTGCGATATAACGAGCGTTGTTCTCTGCGTTGTTCTGTCCATCAAAGCCGGTCCATTTGATAACGTCTTCACATCGTTTATCACCAGGTGTATGCACCGCATATGTACCAGTACCAGACGAAATAAATGCGACCCATTCACCCTGTGTTGCCAGTTGCGCCGCTTTACGCAGTGCCTGATAGTCAATCTTGCTCACTGGTTGCCTCCTTTGCGGATCTGCGCTGCGATGCACGAAAAAAAAGACTCCCGCGTATGACTGTTAAGAGCTGGCGCGAACGCTGCGTTAAGAACGGCAGCATCACAGCCGTCATCGATATAGAGCGCAATTTTTTTCTCCAGGCGTGCTTTGGCTTCCTGCAACTGCATACCCCGGCACGCACGTGGGATATACTCAGCAATTTGAGCGATAGATTTTTCGTTCTGTTTAAACATGCTTCACCTCGATCGGCTTGATGGTATCGATCAGCAGTCGGCGGCGAGTATTTTCTGCAAAGTGGCGGCGTCCGGTTTCTTTGTGGTAAAACTCGTTTTTTCCGACTACCCACATCCGCTTTGTCTGGTGCAGTTTTTTTACCTGCGGACCGTCTCGGGTGATAACAATTCCTGTATGAGTTTTTATCACGCTCATTTCTTATTCTCCGGTGCTTTTGGCATTACTGCCCAGTGAGTGATATTGACGTTTTCAAGGTCCCCGACCTGAAATGTCCACTGCCATTCTCCGGTTTCTTTTTGTCCCCAGGTGTACCAGAGGGAACGCCAGCCAATCAGCCAGCCTTCTCCGTTAGCATCAAATAACAGAACACTTTCATTTGCTGGCGGCAGTTCAGCTGACACTGGTATTATTTTGTTTTCCAGTGCCGCACATTTAGCTTCAAGCGCGTCGAATTTACGTACCAGGTACTCGGCATTTGTTTCGTTCACTTTCAGATCTCGCGGTACACATTTTCCGCGAAGAAACCCTTCCATTTCGAAAACATTCATGCGCATTTGCGTAACTCCGATAACTCGTTAAAACGTTCCATAAACATCCCGTAGGCATGGCCCGGTGCCAGTGGAATCACGTTGAACATCTCTGTTGCCGGGATGCCTTCCAGTACAGGCCAGAAAGAGCCATCATCAAGCCCGAGATCGCGGCGTTCGGTTGCCAGCATGATGAGATCGGCATATTTCACAGGTGTGCTCATAACCGGGGGTAACCCGTATTTCTCACGGATTACGGCATCTATTTTTTCTTCCATCCGTTTATAGTCAGGAAGAAGGCGTTTCAGTGGAGCGGGGATGTCCTGGCAATATGCTTCTGTTGCATCATGCATTAACGCTTCAAAAGCAAATTCCTGCGGTACCAGCTGGCTGCAAAGCACCGCATGCTGGGCGACACTGTAGAAGTGTGAAAGATGTCCTGCAAAGCGACAGATATTTGAAAGGGAAACCGCGATATCGTTAATAACGATGTCATCTTTATTTATCTTGTCATAATAAAAATGCTTCCCGGAAAAAGTTTTAATAAATGACATTTTGTTCTCCACGTATATGCGCTGCACCGCGCTGAATTCTGGTAAAAGGAAGCCCTCACCATCCGGTGATTATTGAGTTAATTACGTTTCCATAAATGCCCCCGCAGGGGCATTTGCAGTAATGAAATCAGGCGGTGAAAGTACCAATAAAGGTTTCTACTTTGCTGTCTTTGAATTTCTCAACAAGCAGATCACGAAATTCGTTAGCCATTTCTTCCTGCACCGCTTCCAGCTGAATAATGCGCAGAACCAGTACAGGACGATCGCCAGTGATAATGCTGAGGCGTAATTTAAATGGACGTTCTTCCAGACCTTCAAACGGAACGCATTTAAATTCAAATGCCACTGGCATAATATCTTTGGTCTTCGCTTCGACAGACTCCATCAGGGAGCGTTTGCCGCTGAAGTCATTATCTTCAAAATCAGCGGTCTGGTTTGCTTCAATCGTGATTTTACGGACAGCCGCAGCCGCTTTTGTTGCCTGAATAGCGTCACCATTAGCATCAAAGCCTACAAGGTAGTCGGCCCAGTCTTCAATCCATTCTGCCAGTGACTTCTGGGAGTTACGCTCGCCGTTAACAGACAACAGAGCAGAGAACGGTGCTGTCTTTTTCAGTTTGAGAGTGGCGGTGTTATCTGCGTGACCTGGTTCATCAATAGTACCCAGGTTAAGCACACTGACGGCACGCATATTATCAGCATCGATAAAGCAGCGGGTGCCTTCATCTGCAAGATCTTTAGAATAACGGGTAAAGTCATCGATGCTGGCAGTGGAAAGCGCACCACGGAAACGGAAGCGATTTAAATTAAATTTTTCCAGATCATGAATGCGGAAGTTCTCAGGCAATGCCACAGCATCGGCACCAATCTTACTGATAATTTCATTAACACCCTGAGCAGAAATAAGGGCATGGATTTGATTAATTGCGGTTGCGTCTAAGTTCTGAGACATAATAAGTCCTCACTATATTAAGATATTCAGTGATGAGATAAATAATCAGTTAATTAAGAACGATATTAATGACCTGCTGCGCGGAGTTTTCCGTCAGGCTCACCGGCAAGAGTCAGTAATTGTCCCTGGTCTTCCTGCAGAATAGTCAGGCGACCACCGCGATTGACATACATCGGCGTTTCGGTGGTGTCTTCTTCGGAAATTTTCCCGCGGTTAGTCGGGCGAACATATGAGAGTTTGTGTTTGATTTTCACACGGTTCTCATCAAACGGTTCGATTTCCAGGTTGAGCGAGACCTTACCTTTGGTTTTCGTGTTCATCACACCGGAAGCGACTTCACTGAGAACTGCGCCGATTTTGGTTTCAAATACGCCGCCGTCCAGCTCCCCGATAAATGCCTGCACATCAGTACTGCGTTCGCTAGCCATTTGCTGCTCCTCATCATATCGACCCTGCAAGGTCGGTTGGTTTCTCCACAAAACAGAGAAGAACACCTGCGGTGCAGCCGCCAGGATGGATTGGGTTATGAGCCCGTCGTCCGGTGATGCTCTTCTCTGTTTTGTAAAAAGAGCGGTACCAGCCGGAAGCAAGTGTACAAACTGGTACCGCCAAAGCAGTGGCTGTTGTGGTGGGGTTGTCACTCAGGCGTATGGTCAACCTGACAATCCGGTGTCCTCAACGGGGAAAGAGTAACCCCGCCATACTTACCGCCGCGCCATTTCGCGGATTACCACAACGCTGAGAGCACTTAGCCAGTTACGGCACCACACTTTGTCGCGGTTCCATAAATGCCATCATCGTTGCACCCTGGTCTCTTCCCAGGCGTCAAACCGAATCGCCACGCTGGTTAGGCGTCTTATCAGCATCCTCATTGACTTGCACATTCCGGCTACCTGGTTTGTTTGCCCGAGCAAGGAGTGGATTGTCCCCTTTAACGTCCCCAGACCGCTAACGACGCATGTGCCATACGCCGTGTTACAACCAAATTTTGTCAGGACCTTGTTTGTTGGTCTGGAAAGAAAGATAAAATGAAATTGCGTAACGTGCAAGTATTTTATTGCGAGACATGCAATAGCGTGAGTAATGAAAAGCCACCTTCTGGTGGCTAATTGATGTTGAGGTAGGGGGTTAATTGTGTCGCTTAAGGGTTTGTGACTGACTGATTAAGACCTTTCCAAAGACCATAAACCGGTGTTCGTTTTCGCTGGTAATTCCCCATTCGCGGTAAATCTGATTATCAGAAATTACCAGCAGTTTATCAGGTATCATTTGCAGTCGTTTGACGTAAATTTTATCATCAAAACCAAATACATATATACCATCCCCATCAAACTGATTGATACTGATATCAACGAAGATGAGATCTCCTGGCTCAATGGTTGGACACATACTGTCCCCACGAACGTTGATAACTTTAATGTGATTTGCTGGTCGTCCACCAAACATCGATACAGCATTATCAGTTCTGTATTCAATGGCATGAATCACATCAATGACATCACCGCCCTGGATAAGGCCATTTCCCGCACTGGCACTGACATCCAGCATTTCAATACGGAATACATCCTTCACCTGCGCAACATCCTCACTAATACTGTTTTTACATACAGTATTACTTTTGAGGTCTGAGGTAAAGAGATCAGCAATATCAACACCTAAGCTCCTGGCAATATTACTCAGGGCTTGTTCAGTGAATTGTTTCTGCTTACCTGTTTCGAGGCGCGAGATATTCGCCGCATCCACTCCTATTGCTTCAGCGAGATCGGCGATTTTCATGTTCTTCGCCTGGCGAAGTTGTCTGACTCGATTTCCTATGTTCATGCGTTTATTACATTTCTTTATTGCGCGTTAAGCAAATCAACTTGCGCAAAATATTTGCGTGAAATAATATGCTCATCACGCAATATGTGGAGGTTATATGCAATCACCATTACGGAATGTGCGTAAGGCGCACGGATTTACTTTGCAGCATGTTGCTGCGGGCGTTCAGGTCAATCCAGCGACGCTGAGTCGTATTGAAAGACTGGAACAAATTCCATCTATCGATCTTGCAGAACGTCTGGCCAATTTTTTTAAGGGTGAAATCAGCGAAATGCAGATTCTTTATCCGGCACGTTTTCAATCTAGCCAAAACCAGAATGGGTTTAAACCACAGGAACAGGAGGTAAGCCGTGGGTAAGCATCATTGGAAAGTGGAAAAACAACCCGAGTGGTACGTGAAAGCTGTCAGAAAAACTATCGCGGCATTGCCTGGGGGTTACGCTGAAGCTGCTGACTGGCTGGATGTAACAGAGAACGCTTTATTCAACCGCCTTCGTGCAGATGGCGATCAGATTTTCCCGCTGGGATGGGCAATGGTTTTACAGCGTGCTGGTGGCACTCACTTCATTGCTGACGCTGTGGCGCAGTCTGCAAATGGCGTCTTTGTGTCTCTTCCTGACGTCGAGGATGTGGACAACGCCGATATCAACCAACGCCTGCTGGAAGTCATTGAACAGATCGGCAGTTATTCAAAACAGATTCGTTCAGCAATTGAAGACGGTGTAGTGGAACCGCATGAGAAGACAGCAATTAATGATGAATTGTATCTGTCAATTTCGAAGCTCCAGGAGCATGCGGCACTGGTCTACAAAATTTTCTGCGCTCCAGAAAAGAGTGACGCCCGCGAGTGTGCAGCTCCGGGCGTCGTGGCGTTTTGTGTCTGTGGAGAAACTAACGCATGAACAGTTTAACGGCAAATAACCGTTTGTCGCAACAGCTGGTGGTCAGTGTCGCTGCACACCTGTTGTTACGGCATGAATGCAGATTACCAAATCACCTGGCTGTAAGTAACCACAGAGAACTTTACCTGACTGTGGGGGGCGAGTTGTGCAGGAACTTAACCGCTGGTTTCGTGACGGAAGAGGACTTTATGTTCATGTTATTCGTTGGGAGCCAGAAACACAGCGCGTTATCTATCTTCGCAAAGACTACCCGCATGAGTGCTTTAGTCCTTTGTGGAAATTCAGGCGTGATTTTGTTGAGTGTGAAGGACCACCAGCACATTGATTCTGCCATTCCGGGACGTTACACTGTTCAGGCACCTTATAAAGCGGGTGCCGGGATTGGCGTCCTGGAATTGCATACGGCGACAATTGGCGCGTTAGCGTCTTTTTTGTTGCTACAACTCAGCTATACCCAAATTATGGTGGGCTGGGTGGGGGCACCGAAAGGTGCGCCGGTTTCCGTATGCGCCGGTTACGCCAACCCTGCTCAGTTCACCACCAGCGAAATTGGCGTTTCCGGTGGTGGAAGTTATCCATTGCATACGGAGGCTGCCATCATGGCTACGATCCCTGCCTTAGTTCAACCTGAACTTTGCATTATTGCAGACAAAGTTGTTACTTCTTCTCTGGCTGTTGCTAGTTATTTCGGCAAACAACACAAAAACGTCATTCAAAAAATTGCGTCTCTTGAATGCTCTGCCGAATTTACTGAGCTGAATTTCCAGCTCAGTGAGTACATCGACGCATCAGGCCGCAAACTACCTTGCTATCAAATAACCCGCGACGGCTTTGCGTTTCTTGCTATGGGTTTCACGGGTAAACGTGCTGCCCAGTTCAAAGAGGCATACATCAATGCCTTTAACCAGATGGAGAAACAGCTTTCAAAGCCCGCTGTACCGAGCGACGTTGCACATAACGCCAGCGTTCTCTGTTCCTACATTTCATCAATTCATCAGGTCTGGCTGCAGCAGCTTTATCCTATGTTGGCAAAAGCCGAATCTCCGCTGGCTGTTAGCTTATATGACTATATTAATGATGCTTCGGCGCTGGCCTGCCTCATAAATTTGTCGCTGAACCCTTCAGAGGTAAGGGGGCGCAAATGATCCGGAATATTTTCAAACGTTTTACCAATCAGACTTTCCGTTGTCCTCGTCCGGGTCAGTGGTACACCACGCCTGCAGGGCATGTTCTACGTGTTAGCCTGGTTGACCGTGAATGTCAGAAGGTGATTTGTGAACCGCTGGGCCGTAATTACCGCGTCAGTATGCCGCTTATAGCCTTTCGCTCCGGAAAAAACATGAAGCATCTCGGAGGTGCAGCATGAGTATGGAGCTGATGGTTAAAGCGATGAAAATTCGAGTGGGTAATCCATTGCGAAAACTGGTTCTGATCAAGCTGGCTGATAATGCCAGCGATCAGGGTGAGTGCTGGCCCAGCTACCAGCATATTGCTGACCAGTGCGAGATTAGCAAACGTTCTGTGATGAATCATATTGCGGCCCTCTGTGAGTCCGGGCTGGTAAAAAAAGTCACCCGGAAAGGTGAAAAAGGTAACTCAAGTAATATCTATCTTCTTCATCTTGATGGTGCAGGAGATTCACTAGGGGGTAGTGCAAATAATTCACTATCTGGTGCAGCAAATTCACCAGGTAGTGCAGGAGTTGCACCAGGGGGTAGTGCAGGAGATTCACCCAGAACCAGTCACTCTTTTGAACCAGTCAAAGAACCAGTCAATGAACCAATAGCTGTTGGTGCATCAGTTGATGAGTCCGTGCGAGTTCGTTCAAACCGACCGGAATACTCTCCGGAGTTTGAGCAGGCATGGCTGGCATATCCCAAACGTGCTGGTGGCAATTCAAAATCTGCAGCCTTCAAAGCCTGGAAAGCCCGTTTGAATGAGGGAGTAAACCCCGAAACCATGCTGGAAGGTGTGAAACGCTACGCGGGCTGGGTATCTGCGATGGGTAACAGCGGCACACAATTTGTGAAACAGGCTGTCACGTTCTTTGGTCCGGATCGTCATTTCGAAGAATCCTGGGAAGTTCCTGCGGTATCTGCAGCCAGACGTGAGGACCCGTACTTCAAAGCCAGTTACGACAACGTGGACTACAGCCAGATCCCGGCAGGATTCAGGGGGTGATCATGAGTCTTTTGAATGAAGTTCAGAAATTCATTGAAGCCCATCCGGGGTGTACTTCCGGAGACATTGCGGATGCTTTTGCAGGTTACTCACGGCAGCGCGTTCTGCAGTCAGCAAGCAAGTTACGTCAGAGTGGGCGTGTGGCTCACCGTTGTGAAGGAGATACACGCAGACATTTCCCACGCCTGACTGAGAGAGCGCAGGAGCCGGAACCACAACCAGTTCGTGAAACCAAACCTGTGCGCAATTTCTATGTCGGCACTAACGATCCCCGGGTGATTTTGTGCCTGACCCGCCAGGCTGAAGAGCTGGAGTCCAGGGGGTTATACCGTCGTGCTGCAACGGTGTGGATGGCGGCATTCCGAGAAAGCCACTCCCAGCCAGAACGAAACAATTTTCTGGCACGTCGTGAGCGGTGCTTACGGAAAAGCAGCAAGCGCGCTGCATCGGGTGAAGAGTGGTATCTGTCAGGGAATTACGTGGGGGCTTAATGAGTAATAAATATTGCCGGGCGCTGGTGGAACTGCGGAACAAACCAGCCCATGAACTGAAGGAAGTGGGCGATCAGTGGCGCACGCCGGACAACATTTTCTGGGGAATTAACACCCTGTTTGGCCCGTTTGTTCTGGATCTGTTCACCGACGGTGATAACGCCAAATGTACCGCGTATTACACGGCGGAAGACAACGCGCTGGCGCATGACTGGTCAGAACGTCTTGCGGAGCTTAAAGGTGCTGCCTTTGGTAATCCCCCATACAGCCGCGCCAGTCAGCATGAGGGGCAATACATCACCGGCATGCGTTACATCATGAAACATGCCAGTGCCATGCGTGATAAAGGCGGGCGCTATGTTTTCCTGATCAAAGCTGCCACCAGCGAAGTGTGGTGGCCGGAAGATGCAGATCATATTGCTTTTATTCGCGGGCGTATTGGTTTTGAACTGCCTGCCTGGTTTATCCCGAAAGACGAGAAGCAGGTGCCGACAGGCGCTTTCTTCGCTGGTGCTATTGCTGTTTTCGACAAGACCTGGAAGGGACCGGCAATCAGCTACATCGGGCGCGATGAACTTGAGGCATGTGGTGAGGCGTTTCTGGCGCAGGTTCGCCAGCAGGCGGAAAAACTGGTCAGGGAGATGGCGGCATGACGACGTTAACTCAATGCCAGCAGCAGGTGCTGGATATGCTGATTTCTTACCAGAAAGAACGTGGCTTCCCGCCAACCAATCAGGAGGTGGCAACCATGCTGGGATACCGTTCAGTGAATGCAGCGGTGGAGCATCTTCGCGCACTGGAGAAAAAAGGCGTCATCACGATAAAGCGTGGCGTGGCCCGGGGGATAACGCTTCATACTGCGATGAAGGACGACGACAGCGAGGCGGTCGGGATTATCCGCTCACTGCTTGCCGGTGAGGAAAACGCCAGGCTGCGTGCAACCCACTGGTTACATGAGAGGGGCCTGAAAGTATGAAGCTGATCTTGCCTTTCCCGCCCAGCGTGAACACGTACTGGCGACACCCCAACAAAGGGGCGTTTGCAGGTAAGAGCCTGATAAGCGCGGCGGGGCGCAAATTCCAGAGCGCGGCGTGTGCAGCAATAGTTGAGCAGTTACGTCGTCTGCCAAAACCAACGTCGGCACCTGCTTCAGTGGAGATCGTGTTGTTTCCTCCGGATAACCGGATCCGCGATCTGGACAACTATAACAAGGCGCTGTTTGACGCCCTGACCCACGCGGGTGTGTGGGAAGACGACAGTCAGGTGAAAAGAATGCTGGTGGAGTGGGGACCGGTTATGCCGGAAGGGAAGGTCGAGATCACTATCAGTAAGTACGAGAAAACGGCGGGTGCAGCCGCCAGATCAAGAGGAGAAACGAAGTATGAATAATCTGATGGTCATTGATGGTATTGAAGTTCGTCGTGATGCTTATGGGCGTTACAGTCTGAACGATCTGCATCGCGCAGCAGTAGCATCTGGTGCAAATGCCAGAACCAAGGAGCCAGGAAAGTTTCTTTCCAGCCAACAAACTGTTGAGCTTGTTCATGAATTGACCAACACCCAGAATTTGGGTGTTGACCCGGTGAGTGTGATTCATGGGGGAAATGAACGGGGAACGTATGTCTGCAAGGAACTGGTGTATGCCTATGCAATGTGGATCAGCCCGTCATTCCATCTGAAGGTGATCCGTACTTTCGACATGGTAACCAGCGCACCGGAAAAATTATCCGGACAGGCTGCTGACAAGATGCAGGCTGGTGTGATTCTGCTGGACTTTATGCGCCGGGAATTAAACCTGTCTAACTCTTCAGTGCTTGGTGCCTGTCAGAAACTCCAGGAGGCTGTTGGCTTACCGAATCTGGCACCGCGCTATGCCATTGATGCTCCTGCTGACGCGCCTGATGGCTCAAGTCGCCCCACGCTGTCGCTGAGTGCACTGCTGAAACAGTATGGTATCCGCCTGACGGCTAATCAGGCATATCACCAGATGGTGAAGCTAGGGATCGTTGAACAACGCGAACGATACAGCCGTACCGCGATTAACAACATCAAAAAATTCTGGTCGCTGACGGCGAAAGGCTGCATGTTCGGCAAGAACATCACCAGTCCCGCAAATCCGCGCGAGACGCAGCCGCATTTCTTCGAATCCCGATTCCCTGAGCTGTTAAAGTTGCTCGATACCGTTCATTGAGGTGACCGTGAGAGCACTACTGACCCCTGAAATTGCCCCGCGTATGGGGATCGTATTGTTCAGGCCAGGTTCAGAGCTGATGCCCCTGTTTATGCAGGGGCGTGTCCTGCTGGAGCCTGAGCCGGAACGTTATTCATCTTTCGCCAGTGGTGCCGTTCCGGCGGCATCACAACCGCTGGCGGATGATCCTGCCGTTCGGGCCGTGTTCCGCAATGAGGCAGTGATCCGTCGTGCTGGTGGCGTGGAATGTCTTGAAAGCTGGTTACTTCGTGAAAAAGGCTGCCAGTGGCCTCATTCCGACTGGCACAGCGAGAACATGACAACAATGCGACACGCGCCGGGCGCAATCCGTCTGTGCTGGCACTGCGATAACCAGCTGCGCGATCAGTTCACGGAACGGCTGGAATCAATGGCAACGGATAACTGTGCCCGCTGGGTGTTGTCTGTTGTGCGTCGGGATCTCGGTTTTGATGATAGTCACGTTGTGACAATGCCGGAACTGTGCTGGTGGCTGATTCGGAATGACCTGGCGGATGCCTTACCGGAAAGTGCAGCCCGTAAGGCACTGAGATTACCGAAGCCTGTTGTGCCGTCTGTCACCCGGGAAAGTGACCTTGTGCCTTCGGTTCCTGCCACCAGCATCATCCAGGATAAGGCGAAAAAGGTGCTGGCGCTGAAAGTGGATCCGGAGTCGCCGGAGTCTTTTATGTTACGCCCAAAACGTCGCCGCTGGGTTAATGAAAAGTACACACGCTGGGTTAAGACACAGCCGTGTGCATGTTGTGGAAAGCCTGCTGATGATCCCCACCACCTGATAGGCCACGGTCAGGGGGGAATGGGTACAAAAGCGCATGACCTCTTTGTGTTGCCTTTGTGCAGAAAGCATCACGACGAGCTGCATGCGGATACCGTGGCATTTGAAGAGAAGTATGGCTCCCAGCTGGAGCTGATATTTCGTTTTATCGATCGTGCGCTGGCAATAGGCGTACTGGCGTAAGTGGAGAACGAGCATGAACCTTGAAGCCTTACCGAAATATTACTCCCCAAAATCTCCAAAATTGAGCGATGACGCACCGGCGACAGGCTCTGGTGGTTTAACAATTACGGATGTAATGGCTGCGCAGGGGATGGTGCAGTCGAAAGCACCGCTTGGGTTTGCCTTATTCCTGGCAAAAGTTGGTGTTCAGGATCCTCAGTTTGCGATTGAAGGTCTGCTCAATTACGCGATGGCACTGGATAACCCGACATTGAACAAATTGAGTGAAGAAACCCGGCTACAGATCATTCCTTACCTTGTGAATTTTGCCTTTGCTGATTATTCCAGGTCTGCGGCAAGTAAGGCTCGCTGTGAGCATTGTGCTGGTACTGGATTTCATGATGTATTGCGCGAGGTGGTAAAACACTCCAGAAGCGGGGAATCTGTTATCAAGGAAGAGTGGGTGAAGGAACTGTGTCAGCATTGTCATGGTAAGGGAGAAGTCAGCACAGCGTGCAGAGGGTGTAAGGGTAAAGGTATTGTCCTGGATGAAAAAAGAACCCGGCTTCATGGCACGCCTGTTTATAAGGTTTGTGGGCGTTGCAATGGAAACCGGTTTAGCCGTTTACCAACCACACTGGCGCGGCATCATGTCCAGAAGCTGGTACCGGATCTGACGGATTATCAGTGGTACAAAGGATATGCAGATGTCATTGATAAACTGGTTACAAAGTGCTGGCAGGAAGAAGCATATGCAGAGACACAATTGAGAAAAGTGACAAGATAAATGATTTTCGCCGAAGATGGCGACATGATGCTTGCATTTTTCAAAAAATATGGATAAGATTTTCCCAACGATGGGCTTTGTATGTCTACCGTTGATAAGATTTAAGAACCCGCCACTGAGCGGGTTTTTTGTACCTGTAAACTTGGTGCAGTACAGTAAACACGCTGGTGGTCGTGAATACTGACTTTTTATCTTGCTGGATTTTTAGACAAGAGTTATTGGTATGTCATGTTAACCAGAAGGGAAAAAGACATGCTAAAACAGCAAGATATGACAGAAACCGCCGCCGCAGTCCTTCATTTCTTACCTGCTGACAAGTGGGTAACGCCACGCATGATGACGAGAACTACCGGAGTAAGCGAAGCCCGGTGCCAGTTAATACTGACTCAGTTAGTTCTGGCGGGGCTGGCGAAGGATAACGGCGGGTACGGGAATAAATTCAGACGCTGCCAGTAATGGCGGTTTCCTGCTGTGAAAATGGGCGGCTGGTGGGTGTTGGTAGCACCTGCCAGCCATTCGCTCATGCTTACTGGTCACAAGCGAACCACGGCCCACTGCTTTAGCGCAAAAGCAGAGTGAGCCTACCAGAGTTACGCTTACTGATCCATGAAAAATACTGTGAAAATAAACAGTGCTGATTTAATCAACGCTGATTGCCTGCATTTTATTCAGTCCCTGCCTGATGATTCCATTGACCTGATTGTTACCGATCCGCCTTACTTCAAGGTGAAACCTAACGGTTGGGACAATCAGTGGAAAGGGGACGAAGATTACCTTAAGTGGCTGGACCACTGTCTGGCCCAGTTCTGGCGGGTGTTGAAACCTGCCGGAAGCCTTTACCTGTTCTGTGGGCATCGCCTAGCATCTGATATTGAGATCATGATGCGTGAACGTTTCAACGTTCTTAACCATATCATCTGGGCGAAGCCGTCCGGACGTTGGAATGGGTGTAATAAAGAAAGTCTGCGCGCATATTTTCCTGCCACAGAGCGCGTTCTGTTTGCTGAACATTACCAGGGGCCATATCGCGGCAAAAGTGACGGCTATGCGGCAAAAGAAAGGGAACTCAAACAGCACATAATGGCACCGCTGATATCGTATTTCAGGGATGCTCGTGCCGAACTGGGTATAACGGCAAAACAAATTGCCGAAGCCACAGGTAAGAAAAATATGGTTTCCCACTGGTTTGGTGCCAGTCAGTGGCAGTTGCCGAATGAGGCTGACTATCGGAAGTTACAGGCACTGTTTTCCCGTATAGCGGCAGAGAAGTTTCAGGAACAACAACTGGAACAACCACACCACCAGCTGGTGGCATCTTATGATTCACTGAATCGCAAATATTCTGAATTGCTGGATGAGTTTAAATCTCTCCGGCGCTATTTCTCCGTATCAGTCTCCGTGCCTTATACCGATGTCTGGACGCATAAGCCCGTTCAGTTCTACCCGGGTAAACATCCGTGCGAGAAACCGGCGGATATGCTCCGGCAAATAATCAATGCCAGTAGTCGACCTGGTGATCTGGTTGCTGATTTCTTTATGGGATCCGGTTCCACAATAAAAGCAGCAATGGCGCTGGGGCGTCGGGCGTTAGGTGTTGAACTTGAGTCAGAGCGGTTTAATCAGACGGTGAAAGAGGTAAGTGAACTGGTGGGGAAATAATTCTGGTGGCCACGTTGCGTGGCCTTTTTATTTCCAACACAGCACCCGCAAATATCGCGAGGTGAGAGATGACGAAATGCCTCATAACCCAAATACCTGGCCGGACTGGCTGGAGTTGTTTCAGAGCTGGTGGCGTGGAGACACACCGCTGGGTGCAGTGATTATGTCGATCGTTATGGCTGGTTTGCGCATCGCCTATTTTGGCGGTGGTGGTGGCTGGAAGCGAAAAACGCTCGAGATTTTGCTATGTGGCGCTCTGACGCTGACCTTTGCATCCGCTCTTGAATATGTCGGATGGCCTAAATCGCTTTCTGTTGCCATTGGTGGTGGCGTGGGGCTGATCGGTGTCGATGCTATTCGTGGGGCTGCAATGCGAGTAATCGGTAACAAATTTGGTAGCTCGAAGGAGTAATTTATGCAGGCACTAAATTCCCAGCGTAAAGCTTTCCTGGATATGGTGGCATGGTCAGAAGGAACGGATAACGGGCGACAACCGACACGTAACCACGGTTATGATGTTATTGTTGGTGGCGAACTGTTCACTGATTACTCCGATCACCCTCGCAAACTTGTCACGCTAAACCCCAAACTCAAATCAACAGCTGCCGGACGTTACCAGCTTCTTTCACGCTGGTGGGATGCTTACCGTAAACAGCTTGGCCTGAAAGATTTTTCTCCAGAAAGCCAGGACGCTGTAGCTCTGCAGCAGATTAAAGAGCGTGGTGCTTTACCGATGATTGACCGCGGCAGTATTCGTCAGGCAATCGACCGTTGCAGCAATATCTGGGCGTCGTTACCTGGTGCAGGTTACGGTCAGTATGAACATAAAATCGGTGACCTGATTGCCCGATTTAAAAAAGCTGGTGGGGTAGTAAATGAAGCTGAGATATAAGCTGGTTATTGTTGCCTTCGTTGTTAGCGTCATTGGTTCCTTCATCTGGTCTGCTGGACATTACTACAGCAAATATCAGCACGAAAAGGAGCGTGCTGATGAGGCTGTACGAAATGCTGAATCAGCAACTGCCATTACCCGTAACGTCCTGCAATCACTGCAAATCATCAATACAGTTATAGAGGCTAACCAGCATGCAAAACAGCAGATCGCACTGGAGTCACAGAGAACCCAGGAAGATATCAAAGTGGCTGTTGCGGATGATGATTGTGCTTCACGTCATGTGCCTGCTGCCGCTGCTGACCGGTTGCGGAAGTACGCGAACAGTTTACGTACCGATTCCGGCGGTACCGTTGCCAGCAAGCCTGACTACTGAAACTCCCCAGCCAGTCATTCCCGAGCCGCTGACCTATGGGGCCAGTCTGGATCTGAATGTGAGCCTGCTTTCGGCGTTGGGACAATGCAATATTGACAAAGCGGGGATTCGAAGTATCGAGATGCGCCGTAACGCTTTGCTGGCAGCAGGCAAATAGTCCGGACAAAGAACAGGAATATATTTATGCCCCCTCGAACTCCAAAAGCCTGCCGCGTTCGCGGCTGCCGTAATACCACGACAGACCCGTCAGGCTACTGCGAAAGCCACAAAAGCGAAGGCTGGAAGCAATACAAGCCAGGACAATCCCGTCATCAGCGCGGTTATGGTTCTAAGTGGGATGTTATCCGCGTGCGTGTCCTGAAGCGTGACAAAGGCCTGTGTCAGTTATGTCTGCGTGCTGGTGTGGTGCGTGAGGCGAAAACCGTTGACCACATCATCCCTAAAGCGCATGGCGGCACTGATGATGACTGCAATCTGCAGAGTCTGTGCTGGCCGTGTCATAAGGCGAAGACGGCCCGTGAACGACTTAAGTGATAATAATTCTCAACTGCCTGAGGGGAGGGGCGGGTCAAATCTCTGTGACCTGACGTCTTCCGGACTGCCCGCCCCATCGTTTTTTTATACCCGCGAAAAATGAAATTTAACCAGGAGTGCCGCATATGGCTGGAACGGCGGGGCGTTCCGGGCGTCGCCCCAAGCCAACGGCGCGCAAGGCGCTGGCCGGAAACCCCGGCAAGCGAGCCCTGAATAAAGATGAACCTGTTTTTACGCCCATCAAAGGTGTTGAGCCACCGGAGTGGTTCGCTGAAGAAGATCTCCCTCTCGCCACGATCATGTGGCAACTGACAACCAAAGAACTCTGCGGTCAGGGCCTGCTGTGCGTGACTGACCTGGCGGTACTTGAGCGGTGGTGTGTGGCCTATGAATTCTGGCGACGTGCCGTGAAAAATATTGCCAGACAGGGCAACACCATCACCGGTGCAATGGGCGGCATGGTCAAAAATCCGGAGCTGACCGCCAAAAAAGAACAGGAGTCCGAGATGAGCAGCACGGGGGCAATGCTCGGACTCGACCCCAGCAGCCGCCAGCGTCTGATTGGCCTGGCGGGGAAGAAGAAAGCCACTAACCCGTTTCTGAAAATTATCGAATCATGAGCCGGAAATCTTACCCCAACGTAAATGCTGCCAATCAGTATGCCCGGGATGTCGTGCGCGGAAAGATTGTGGCCTGCCAGTTTGTGATTCAGGCCTGCCAGCGCCATCTTGATGACCTGATGGCGGAAAAAAGTAAGTCGTTTCGTTACCGCTTCGACAAGGACCTGGCTGAACGGGCCGCCAAATTTATTCAGCTGTTGCCGCATACCAAGGGTGAGTGGGCATTCAAACGGATGCCCATCACGCTGGAGCCGTGGCAGCTCTTTGTGATCTGCTGTGCGTTTGGCTGGGTCAATAAAGGTACCCGGCTGCGCCGCTTCCGGGAGGTGTATACCGAAATCCCCCGTAAGAACGGCAAATCGGCAATCTCTGCCGGTGTCGCCCTGTATTGTTTTGCCTGTGATAACGAGTTTGGCGCGGAAGTGTATTCCGGTGCCACGACAGAGAAACAGGCGTGGGAAGTCTTTCGCCCGGCGCGACTGATGTGTAAACGCACACCCATGCTGACGGAAGCGTTCGGGATTGAGGTTAACGCCTCAAACATGAACCGTCCGGAGGATGGCGCGCGGTTTGAACCGCTGATCGGTAACCCCGGTGATGGATCATCACCCCACTGTGCGGTGGTGGATGAATATCACGAGCACGCCACCGATGCGCTTTACACCACGATGCTTACCGGGATGGGGGCGCGACGTCAGCCACTGATGTGGGCCATTACTACTGCCGGGTACAACATTGAGGGGCCGTGCTACGACAAGCGGCGGGAAGTTATCGAGATGCTCAACGGGTCGGTACCCAACGATGAACTGTTCGGGATCATCTATACCGTTGATGAAGGTGACGACTGGACCGACCCGCAGGTG